GAGGTCACGCTGCCGGACACGACGCTGGCCCGCGACCTCCACGCCTCGGTGAAGCGCGGCGACGTGCGGGAAAGCTCCTTTGCCTTCACCGTGCGCGAGGAAGAGTGGGCCTACCCGAAAGAGGGCCTGCCCCTGCGCACCATCCAGAAGATCGAGGAGTTGTTCGACGTGTCGCCGGTGGTCTACCCGGCGTACGACACGACGACGGTAAGCGCCCGCGCGGCGGAAGCGGCGACGGCCGACGCGGCGCGGATCGTCGCCGAGCAGGAAGCACGGGCCCAGGCCGAGCGCGTCCTGGCCCAGGCCCGGCTGCGCTGGGCGAAGGCGAACGATGCCCGCGCGTGAGTTTCTCGACGTGCGCTGTCCGACGTGCCGGAAGCTGCTCTGTAAGGTGCAGCGCGGCGCCCTGCGCGAGGACGGCGCGGTCGAAGTGAAGTGCGACAAGTGCAAGAAGCTCGTCTACCACGTCCAAGCGCCGAGAGCGCAGCGTGAGGTGAGTCAGGCGAGCCCGTAGGACATCGCCCACGAGGCGAGCCAATTCAGCGAGGCCCGGCGTTCCCACTCGAGGCCCCAAAGGGAACACAACCGCCGGGCCGTTTCTTCATGGCCCGGACAGGAGACGGGTCATGCAGGAACTGAGACAGAAGGCCGAGAAGGCGCTGCACGACGCGCGCGCCATCATGGCCGCCGCCGACAAGGAGTCCCGCGGCCTGACGGCCGAGGAGCTCGCGAAGTACGACGCCTTCATGGCGGAGTTTGACGCGGCGCAGCAGACCATCCGCCGGGCCGTCGCGCTCGCCGAGGCCGAGAAGGCCGTCGAGGGCTCCGGGCCGATCGCCGGCCGCGCGGCCGAGCAGCCGGGCCGCCAGGCGTTGCCGTCCGAATACCGGCAGGCGTTCGAGCGCTACGTCAGGACCGGCGAGATCGAGCGCCGCATCATGGCGTACGGCACCGACACGGCCGGTGGCGTGTTCGTCGCCGACGAGTTCCGCTCGCAGATCGTCGCCTACAAGCTCCAGGCGAACGTCATGCGGAAGCTGGCGACGATTTTCACGACCTCTTCGGGGGTGCTGACGATCCCCTCGGTCACCGCCTACGGCACCGCGACGTGGACGAACGAAGCGGGCGCCTACAACGCGACCGACGACACGACCGCCCCGGTCACGCTGAACGCGTACAAGCTCACCCGCACGACGCCGCTCACGGAAGAACTCCTCAACGACGCGATGTTCAACGTCGAGGAGTACCTGGCGCGTTCCTACGGCTTCGCCTTCGGCGCGGCCGAGGAGACGGCGTTCTTTGTCGGCACGGGCATTGGCCAGCCGACGGGGATCGTGGGCAGCTCGACGCTCGGCAAGACGGCTGCGGCGACCAACGCCATCACGGCCGACGAGCTGATGGACACGTTCTACGCCTGCCCACGGCAGTACCGCGACTCGCCGAAGGCCGCGTGGGCGATGCACGACTCGACGATCAAGGCGGTCCGCAAGCTCGTCACCGGCGTCTCCGGCGACAAGACCTACCTATGGGCCCCGGGCCTGCGGGAGGGCGAGCCAGACATCCTGCTCGGCAAGCCGGTCTACGCCCAGAAGGACATGGCCCAGATCGCCACTGGCAACAAGGTCGCCATCTTCGGCGACTTCTCCTACTACCTGATCGGTGACCGCGCCAACGTGACGCTGCTCCGTGACCCGTACTCGCTGTCGACCAGCGGGCAGGTCAGGTTCGTCGCCAGCCAGCGCGTCGACGGCATCCTGTCGCTCGCGTCGGCGATCTACCACCTGAAGCTGGCGTAACCAGCCGTTCCGCCGGAGGGTCCGCCGCGGGCGGGCTCTCCGGCCCTTTCGGAGACGCCGAATGGTGCGCGTGCGGATGCGGGAGTCGTTGATCGGGCTGACGTTCGCTGTGCAGGCGGGCGACGAGTACGTCTGCGACCTCGCCACCGCGCAGCGCCTGGTCGCCGAGGGGCTTGCCGAGTTCATCGGCGCGCCGGAGCCCGACACCATGATGCGCAACCCCGCGGTGGAACGCGCCGTGAAGCCGCGGCCGAAGGCGAGGGGGTAACTGATGCTCTGGGCGGATACACCGCGCGCGTTGGCGTTGGTCACAGCCCCGGTCAGCGAGCCCCTCAGCTACGCGCAGGCGAAAGCGTTTCTGCGCCTTCCCAACGACACTGAAGAGGGGCTCGTGCTGGGCCTCATCACGGCGGCCAGGATGAAGGTGGAGGCGGATACCGGGCTGATGCTTCTGACGCAGACCTGGGATCTGTCCTTCGATGCGTTCCCCGAGGATGCGATCCGGCCGCCCTGCTGCCCGTTGCAGTCGGTGACGACAATCAAGACGACCTCGTCGGCCGGCGTGGAGAGCACGCTCAGCGCCACCAACTACCAGGTCGACCTCGCCTCACAGCCGCCGCGTATCGTCCTGAGCGACGCCGGGGCCTGGCCGACCGACCTGCGAGCCACGTCGGCGATCACTGTACGGTGCGTCGCCGGCTACGTCTCAGACCAAGCCATTCCCGCCCCGCTGCTTCGGGCGATGGAACAGATCCTCGCCGTGTACTACATGCAGCGCGCCTCTGCGGCGATCATCCTGCCGCCGCGCTGGCTGGGCTACGACGCGCTGATCGCGCCCTATCGCCTGCAGGGGGGCTTCTGATGGCCCGCCGCAGCGCGATCAACGCCGTGGCGGATGCCGTCCTGGCGAAGCTAAACGTCTCAAGCGTGACGGCGCTGTGCCCGGGTGGCGTCTACCGCAATCGGCCCACGGCCCAAACGTCGCCCTTTCTGTCCGTGGGCCCCTGCTCAGAGCAACCCAATGACCGCATGGGCACGCACTACGCGCACATCGTGACCGTCCCGGTGCGCGTTGTGACGTCGGGGGCGGATGCGAACGGCGAGAGCCGGGCGATCGGCATCCTCGACAAGGTGATGGAGCTGCTCGACGAGCCCGCCGCGCCGCCCACCGTCTCGGGCTGGACCGTCGGCATGGTGCGCTGGGTCGACACCCGCATCGAGTTCACAGACCTGTCCCTGGACGGCGCCGGCGAGCTGGGCTACGTCGGCACGGCAACCTTCGAATACCTGGTGGCGCAGACATGAGCAACTACGGATCGCCGTCGGTTGGCTACTTCCTCATTGGGGGCCGCAACGTGCTCGGCACGCGGACCACCATCACCGTCAAGGCCGAGGCGCCCACCAGAGAGACCACCGTGCTGGGGGACACCTGGGCCACGCACGGCTGGCCAGGGATCAAGCGCGGCAGTCTCAGCCAGGACGGGTTCTTCGATGACGCGACGGGCGCCATCAACGCGGCGCTGTGCGACCTGGAGAACACGAGCCAGGTCATGCTGCTGGCCCACGAGGGTAACGTCGCCGGCAAGAAGGCCTGGGGGTTCGCCGGCACGTTCGCGGCCACCTACGACCGGGGCGTGGACGTTGGCGAGTTCCACAAGGCGACGGCCACGCACACGGTGAGCGGCGCCGTCGAAGGCCCGCGCATCCTGGCGGCGCTCGCGGCCCGGACCACGGCTGGCGACACGGAGGCCTCGAGCATCGACAACGCCGCGCTGACGTCGAACGGCGGGGCCGGGTATCTCGGCGTCACCGGGATCACGCTCGGTGGCTACGACAACCTCATTGTGAAGGTGCGGCACAGTGCCGACAACGTCACCTTCGCCGATCTGCTCACGTTCACCGCCGCGACGGCCATTGGCGCCGAGCGGAAGACGGTGGCGGCGCTCACGACCGTCAACCGGTATCTCGCCATCTCCTGGGCCTGGACGGGTGCCGGGGCTGGCCAGTCGGCCACCTTCACGGTGGCGTTTGCGCGCGCGTAACACGCCGCGAAGGGAGAAGACAGCATGGCGAACTATGGGAGCCCGTCAGTCAAGATCGAGTTTGACAACGCCGGCGGCACGCTCGTCGACATGAGCGCCTACTGCGTCAAGGACTTCTCGATCAACCGCAAGGCCAACACCATCGACTCGACGCCGTACGGCGAAGTCTGGGCGCAGCACATCGCGTCCGGGATGAAGTCGATGGAGCCGATCACGCTGCCTGTTGTGTACGACGACACAGCCACCACGGGCCCGGAGGTCATCTTCTACAACGCCGGCGCGGCGCTCGCCTCCACCCGGACGTTCAAGATCACCTACGGCGGCACGAAGACCACGAGCGTCGAGTGCATCATCACCGGCTTCGAGGTGCAGCTCAGCGTCGGCCAGTTCCACGCGGCCGTCGTGAGCCTGCAGCCGACCGGCGAGGTCACTGAGACCTAGGCGGAGGCGGGCCGAGGCATCGCGGCCCTACTGACTGCGCCAGGCGCCGATGCCCTCGCCCTGGCGCGACCGAGCCCGGCGGGCCAATACCGGGCTTTCTTCGGAAGGGCATCACATGGCGATCAGGAAACGCAGCACGCCGGAGCAGAAGCCGATTCCGCACGAGCCGGGCCAGTGGTTCGCGTTCGTGCGGCTGCCCGCGTACGAGCTCGAGGAACGCACCAAGGACGGCGGCGACCTCAGCGCGAATGGCTGGGAGACGATGTCGATGCGCGAACGATTCGACCTGGCGCATCGCTGGCTCACGGCGGTCCTCGTGGGCTGGAGCTATCAGGAGCCGTTGACCGACGAGACACGGCAGCAACTCGACGCGCCGACGCTGCTATGGGCGTACCTGGCGGCGGCGAAGCACAACTTCATGGCGGAGTCGCTGGAGGAAAAAAAAGCCGACTCGCCGGCTTCCACGCCTGGCTCGACGGCGACGCCGGCGCCCAGTGCCCCGACGCCTGGGT